TCAGGGCGTACCAACGGAAGACACAACCGGCACCTTCGCCGTAAGGGTGACCTGCCGGTCAGGGCTGATCTCCACCCGCTCAATCACGTCCAACAACACCGAACGCAGCGACTCCGAATCCTTCTCACGTAGCACGCTCGTGATCTGCTGCACACGCTGGCGCAACCGCTTCTCCACATCAACAAGCGCCTCCTGCTCACCAGCACTGGAGACCGCCACTTGCAGCTCGGCACGCTCGCGCTTCATCTCGTCCAGCTCGGCCAGATAGTTCTCAAGGGCCGATTCAGGAATCCGAGCCAGACGGCGTTCAGCAGAGGCGATGTCAGTCTCCAGCTTGGCCAGTCTCCTCTTGTCGTTGGGCAAGCGCTTGTCCTGGGTTGAGCGCTGGCGCTTGAATTCCTCGCGAATCTCGGCCATCACGGTATCGACCCAGCCGTCATTGAGCACCCGCTGGAAAAGCTGGTCGAGCATCGTGTCGAGAAGGATATCCAGCTTCACGAGGTTCTTGCAATAGCAGGGCTTGGGATTGCCGGAATCTCGACCACCTTGACAGCCGTAGTAGATGTAGCGGATCGAGTGGTTGCGGTGATGGACGACCACACTAATGGTGAGCGGCCCACCGCACTCTGAACAGAAGAGAAGGCCGGTCAGCGGATACTTCTGCCGGAAAACCGGACTGGTCCTGGGGGCACCGTCCAACTTGCGGACTCGCTGCCACAGGCGGCTGTCGATAAGGGCTGGGTGTGCGTCATTTACGATGGTGTACTGCTGGCGCTTGGTCCGCTTCCCTTCCCCATCTTCCTGTATCTGGCCCTGAATGAGCGTTCCACGATACGCTACGTTCTTGAGGATTGCGTGAAGGCCGCTGATCCTCCATTCCTTGCTGTTGGGTGGGGCGATCTCATCCTTGTGGAGTCCACGTGCGATGTCGCGTAAACTCCTGCCATCAGCACGCTCCTGGAAAATGCGCTGGATGATCGGCGCTTGCTCGGGCTGTGGCTCGAATTTCTTGCGCTTGCTGCTGGGAACAGGGACAAGCTGATAACCGTAAGGAGCGGCGTGGCTGGCGTGGCCTGATTTGGCGATGGCGTCCAGGGCCAACTTGCAGCGCTGCCCCAGGCTGCGGCTGTAATCCCCGGCAACGCTTAACAGAATTTCCTGGACCAGCGGTGTCTCTGGCTCGGAGCAGGAGAGCACGCGGACTTTCGCGGCTTGGAGTGTCTTGATGGTGGTGAGGGTCTGGATGAGATTTCTACCGAGTCTGTCGAGTTTATGGCAGACGAGGACATCGCCGGCGACGACCTCTCGTTGTAGTTGGGCGAGTGCATCGCGTCCTTTGAGTTTGGTGCCGCTCTTGGCCTCGTCTGCGTAGAAGATGAGTGGTTGGCCGCGTAGGTCTGGGTGCGTGGCAACGAACTGCTGGATTGCCTCGCGTTGCACCGCGATGGAAGTCCCGCCGATTTGGTTTGCGCTGCTGAATCGGCAGTAAGCTCGTATTGTCATTTTTTCGCCCTCGCCAGTTCCTCTGCGACCAAGACTCTGGCGACGTGTTTTGCGAGCGTTCGCCTGAGGTGGTCGGCGTCAGGCTCTCGTGCCCAACGCACCTCCAGCGTAACAGGGGGCGCGTTACGAGACAATTTTTCGGATGGCTGCAAACGAGGGTTTCTCACCCTCGGTTTTATCTCTCCGGGGAGAGGTGTAGAGTACCTGTGCCGATGATCCCTTTCAGGACTTATTTAGGAAGGCGCTAACTCTCAGCCGCTCCTCGATATGGAACAATAGACTCCGACGATTGGTTTCGCTGGTGTGTGGTCTGCCCGTAGGCCGTCTCAGGCGAGCAGCACGCAAGAGGCGCTTTATTTGTGGTTCGCTGACGCCGACTATCCGTGCCATATCGGCTCGGCTGATACCGGCTTTGAACAGGATTCTGAGGACTGATTTGCGGCGGAGTTGGCGAATTCTGAGGAGTTCGGCTGATACTTTGCGTTTCCGTTTCTCGTGGTCCTGCTTGGCTTTGTGAACACTCTCTGTGATTTTTGTCATTATTGCCCAGAGTGGGCGTTGTGATTCCACACGGTCTCTGAATTCCTTGGTTAAGTAATACTTCTTGCGCGGTGTGCCTTCGGCTTTCTTGACGTAGCGCATGGTCCCTCCTCAACCAGAGCAGTATAGCAGAAAAGGGATCATCGTGCCAGCTAGATGAGAATCTTTCCCGCAGCGACACAATAGGCGAAGCGCAGCGGTGGTCGCTGCCAAACGGAGGAGGTTTTATGAGCAACCCAAACGGGTTGGAGAAACTGGAGAACATCCAGGAGCCATTGGGTAAGTGCATCGCAGACGCGGTGCGCGGAGTAGCGGAGTTCGACGGGCAGGTAGCCGATGGCACCTATTGCCAGGAACAGCAGCGACTTCAACTGCTGGCATTAGCAGCGCTCCATGCCATCGACGACATCGTGCCAGACGCTATTGGTCCAGAACACGAGGACCTAATTCTGGACCTACTTTACCAGATACAGTTGCAGGTCTTGCGGCATGACCAACGGCTACGGGCATTGGGTTTAGAGCATCTCAGGAGCAAGATCAACAGCAGAGAGGGGATGGAAGAATGAGCAGGAAGAGAGATTTACCATTCCCAAATGCCGTGCACTGGTGGGAGTGCGCACAGGAGCCACTCAGGCGAGAAATCAAGAACGCGTGCCGTGGTGTTAGTGATTTTAACGGCCAGACCGCTGGCGAGTCGTGTCTCAGTGCCTCAGAGCGGCTGCAACTTTTGGCATTCTATGCGCTGGGATTGATCGAGTTGGATGAGTACGTGCCTAATCTGATAACCGAGCAACGCATGAAAGCGATTAGCGCTCGGCTGTGGTTCATTGAGGAGATCGCCAAGGAACAGCGCCAAGCGGTGGAGAAGTCTTTCAAGAGCCGCCGAATGGAGGAGAAATGAGTAGACCAGAACTCAGACCAGAACTCTTACGATGGCCACCGACAAAGGAGGATGAGGAGATACTCAAAGCCGCGCAGTTCATCACGGCTGAGCCTTTCGCGGGATACGGCTCTGGTATGAAGATTCTCTACGAGGCACCAGGATGCAGACGCCCAATGGGTGGTGGTTGGTTGTTTGCCGCATCTAACGACAAATCGCCGTCGATCCGCATTAGGACGCACGAGGACATCAGACGGTGGAAACTGCTGATTCGAGAATTGAAAGCGAATCTTCCCCCACCACTACCACCAACTGAAAATATCTGGGAGTTAGCAACAGTGTCATCAAGAAGAGTCAGACGTTTCTCCCAGACGCTGAGGCGTTGGACGTTCAGGTCACTCCGAAGGATGGCGGTTTACTCGTGAATGCGAGGAACATTCGATCCAAGCCGGTCTGAGCAAATGATTCAACGTGGAGCATTTTCGGACGGGATTGAAGATAGGTCTTTTCTGTCTCTTCCCTCCCCTTTGGGAAAACCACGTTATTGGGGAGAGGAACTGTTGTTCTTACCAGGAGGAGAATAGGAGGAGAAGAAAACAACAAAAACGTGACACACTTAAAATGCCGTAGGGGGCACCCCGTGTGCCCCCCGCTGGCAGGCCGCGCAGCGACCGTGACAGACCCTGAGACGTAGATAGTTTCAGGAAAAAATAAGTCAGAGCGGCAGGCGTGGCGGTCTCCGTTCCGGAACTTGACGATGATAAACTCGAATCAACTTGCTCGCACCGGTGGACCAAAAACCCGTCATCGTCCGGGTCCGCCACCCACCGGTGCGAGCGAAATAAAACACTCCCTCCTCAAACTACTCAGCCTCTACCAACCAACCGACAACATCGCTATCAAATTCACCAACTGTGACGAGTTCATCACCGAACCAACCGCGAAGCAGAAGGAGATTGGTGTCACACCTCGCCAGTCATGGGAGCTTCACGTCAACGTTGGACGGTTCTTTACCCAGCGCTCATATCAAACGGCTCGCGTTCTATCGGTCTTGCGGCACAGCAACAAACGGCAACAGAAGTGTATGTTCCTCGCTCAGCCTGTCGTGTTGGAGGAGCAGGATAGGAAGTTCGCTGAGATTCAGGACATCTGGCGCGTTGCTTCGTTCAGTATCGACATTGACAACCAGGATGGTGATTGGCGCGGGTTCATCGGTGACGCCTTAGAGCCAACACTCGTTGTTCGGACCGGTGGCGGCTGGCAACTGCATTGGTTTGTGCTCGATTTTGTGCGTGCTGAACCTACCAGGTTTGGTCTGCTTTATCAGACGTTCATTAGGAAGTTCAAGCAAAGGGCCTCGTTCGATCCGTCCAATGTGCAGATTGCACAAGGGAGTAGGTTGCCTGACACCTGGAATGTGCGGCGTGGCCGGTTCGCGCGGATAGCCTTCTTCTCTGGTCGGAAGTATTGGCTCGATGAGTTGTGCGATGTTGACTCGGTGGTCTCCGATCTTGCGTGGTTGCACCGGGAGCGCCCGGAGGACAAAAAGGCTGTTGAGACCGTCCCAGCGCAGCCGACCTCAACGGAGACCAAGAGAACAAAGTCGGTCAGGGTGTCGGTGAAAGCGTTCCGCATTGACAAACCAGGCCAGCGACACAAGATGCTGGTTCGTCTAATAAGCGCCCTACTCAATCGCTCTAATAACACAGCAACGGAAGAGGACGCCTCACAGCTTCATGACGAATGGTACGATGAGAATAAAGATGCGATACAGTCCTCGCTTCGCTCTTCACAGTCTGATGCCAAGAGCATCTATAGGTCACTGAGAAAGAAGTTCGATCCATCGAAGCAGAAGCACAAACCCTCCCCGGAAGGGTCGATTTTTACGAACCATAATCCTGATGTTCATCACCCAGCAATCGAGCAGGTGCCAGAGCGGCTGCGGTGGTTGGTCGATCTGGTCTACACGCGGCAGCTCCATGGCGAGTTCAAGCGCGAATACTTCATTCCGGTTTTGAAGCTTGCGCGGCATTTGCATTGTAAGAACGCGGTGGCTGCTCAGATGCTGACCGATATTGCTGCTGGTGGCTGGGTGACGCTCTCTGGTTATGTTCCGCATAAGAAGTGTAGGGTGATTGGGATTCCGAATAGGTATCGTCCGGAAAGATATAGAGAGACTTCTGCTGATGGTCTGGTGGAGATAGCACAGCAGGAAGGAGGTCGCCATGAAAACGAAGCTGCCGAGACTGTTGCCGAAATTGCCGACGCGAGAGGAGATGTTGGCGAGAATCCGTGCGGAGCGACAGCGGCTGTCGGAGTCACGGGAGATCAAGCACTACAAGGTGACCGGGACGGTGCTGCATCTGGCGTTCGATCCGGCGACGTGCACGTTAAGCGGTGTGACGGACGAGGATATGATGCGCTGGATGTCATTGTATCCCACCATCGACATCAAGAGCGAGTTGCAACGTGCTGTGGATTGGATGGCTAAGAATCCGGTCAAGCGTGTTGATGAGTTTATTGAGCGGTGGTTGCAGCGGTCGGTGGAATTCCAGTTGGAGAAGAGCAAATGAATGCAGAGTCGATATCAACTCTCTTTGGGAAGTTGTCCACGGTAACAGAGGATTTCGGCTTTGGCGAGTTAAAGCTTGGAGTCGGTATCCACCGGCATCCAACTCATGACAAACACGATCTGATATTCATCGAGATAGACCTCGAAGAAGGCGGTAGAGGGATTGAGCTAGTTTGTTGTGATGATCAGAAGTTATCCTTTGTGATTGAAGGTGGAATGGAGATTGGTGTTTTACCGGCTGCGCTGCGCTCTCTTGCTGATGTTATTGAGTCGAAGAGCCAGAACAAGACGGTTGTCCGGTAGCCGCGAACTTGGTTAGCGTTGGCCCAGCGATACCAGGCCATAAACCCAAACTGGAGAAAGCTATGCTACGCAACCGTCGCTACCGATCAACCCGTGGTCGTCTCAGCGTTTTGATCCAGCTCGCCGACGAACGCGCCAACGACCCAAACAAACCGCCAACCGTGCGCCAACGCTGCATCCAGCGCTCCATCCTGCTCTATGAGCTGTTTACCATCATAAACAACAAAGAATATCTGGCAGTGCTCGCAGCTTCTACTAGTCTGTAACAGTTCTCATCCGAAAGCCTCGCGGTCAAAATTTCTGTAGGCCAAATCGCGGGGTAAACATGAGCGTTGAACTTGACGAACTGAGAGCCATACACGCCAAGGGCGGCATCTGTGATCAGCGCCACGACAAGATCAACGATAAAATCAACGAGCTGAACCTCAGGCTGACCAAGATTGGCGTCTGGTTCTCTGTCCTCGCAGTCATATTCTCAATCGTCGGACCAATCCTCGCCCAAGGGATTTACGAGAATAACTTCAAGACCGCTCCAAAACCGCAACAGACCAAGGCTCCTGCCGATTCTGTGCCTAGTTATGTCGTAGCTCCGACCGCAACAGCCAACAAGTAGCACGTAGCCAAACATACCGTAGCATGGCAAAGAATCTCACCGCCTCTATATCGAATCCTCGGGCGCTCGGCGGTGCGACTGTCTACATCACCGGACCAAGCGGAGCGACAGGCCCAGCAGGCCAGAGCTTTACTGGTCCAACTGGTGTTAAAGGAGATTCCCCAACTGGCCCCACAGGTCCAACAGGCCCGAGCGGTGATGATTCCGAGGTAACAGGCCCCACGGGTGGAATCGGCCCGACTGGTGTAAAGGGCGATTCAACAACAGGGCCAACTGGAACTACAGGCCCCACAGGTGGAATCGGCCCGACCGGCGTAAAAGGCGATTCCCAAACAGGTCCAACCGGAACTACAGGCCCAACAGGTGGAATCGGCCCGACTGGCGCGGCGTCAACAGTCACTGGCGCTACCGGTGCTGCCGGTGCCGCATCCATCCAGACAGGCCCGACTGGTAATATCGGCCCGACAGGTGCTGCCGGTGCTGCGTCCATGGTCTCTGGCCCGACAGGAGCGGCCTCTCAAACAACTGGCCCCACTGGTGCGACCGGCGCTGCGTCCATCACCACTGGTCCAACCGGCCAGAGCGGCGTTGCTGCTGGAAAAATCTTCTACCTCGACCACACAGACGCCTCCGATTTGGGCGGCTACTACAAGGCTCTCCCCAATCCGTCACCAAACGCAGAGACTACCATCGTCCAGGCCAACACCGGCACTGGTGATACGCTCATCGGTTCATTCGCCACAGATCCTGGTCAACCTGGTGTTTTAGCTCTCCCAGCAGGGACCGCGTATCGACATTTCCACGTGAAGACCAGCGCTTCCAACGAAGTAGCAAGACTCAAATTTGAACTCTATACATGCCACGCTGACGGCTCTAGTGAGACGCTAAGACGCACGGGCTATTCTCCCAATTTCTCTGGCACCACCATCACAGAAATGCAGTGGGATTTCACAGACAGCAACGGCTACACGATGCTGTCCACTGATCGTCTGGTGTTCAAGGTCTACACCGCGAGGGTCTCAGGTCCAGCAACTGCCACGGTCACTGTCTATCTGGAAGGGACAGCCAACGCTTCATACGTCCAGACCACAATCACTTCTGGTGAGGCCGGTCCGACAGGCCCAGCGAGTATTATCACTGGTCCTACTGGTCCGAGCACGGTTGGCGCTGGTGGTTCTACCGGTCCGACAGGCCCGACCGGCGCTACTAGCCAAGTCACCGGCCCGAATGGATCGGCAACCGGCCCGACAGGACCCTCTAGCCTGACCACCGGCCCGACTGGTGGAACAGGCCCGACCGGACCCGCCTCAAGTTCAACAGGCCCGGTAGGTAAACCCGGAGCAACAGGAGCAGCAGGACTAACAGGAACAACAGGTTCAGGTGGGCCGTGTGGAGCAGGAGGAGCAGCAGGAGCGACAGGAGCAACAGGGCCTACCGGTGGAATCGGCAGTAATGGCCCTATGGGTCCGTGCGGCAATACCACGGGGCCGACTGGTGGGACCGGCCCGACAGGAGCTACTTCCCAAGTCACCGGCCCGACTGGTGGAACAGGCCCCACGGGAGCCACTAGCCAAGTCACCGGAGCAACTGGTGGAACAGGCCCAACAGGAGACCGAAGCTCTCTAACCGGACCAGCGGGAATTACCACAGGCCCAACCGGGATTGGTGGAGCAAATGGTCCGCTCGGACCTACTGGCCCAACCGGGAATACAGGCCCGACCGGAGCTATTAGTCAGGTCACCGGCCCGACAGGTGGGACAGGCCCGACTGGCGGTACAGGCCCTACTGGTCCAATCAGTCAGACCACCGGCCCAACCGGTGTAACAGGCCCGACAGGCGGAACAGGCCCGACAGGCGCAGTAGCAGCCACAGGAGCTGCTGGCATCATCACAGGCCCAACCGGCTCTCGCACAGGCCCAACCGGTAGCACTGGCCCAACGGGAGCAGCAGCCGTTACAGGAGCCGCTGGTGTCGCCACCGGTCCAACAGGTTACCGCACCGGCCCAACAGGTCAGACAGGCCCAACAGGCGCAACTTCGCTAGTAACCGGCCCCACGGGTCCAACTGGTCGCACCGGTCCGACCGGTGGGACAGGCCCGACAGGTCCAGATTCACAAGTAACCGGTCCAACAGGCCGCAACGGTCCAACGGGAGTTTCCTGCACTATTACCGGCCCACCTGGAACGATCACTGGTGCGACTGGTGGTATGGGTCCGCAAGGTGCAGCCCCAACAGGCCCTGCTGGCATAACTGGACCCTGCGGAAATCAGGGGCCATGTGGCGGTCCTGGACCCACCGGACCAAGTATAACAGGCCCTGCTGGTTTCACTACAGGACCGACCGGCGCTGCTGGTATGACCGGTCCAACAGGCGGAATTGGCCCAACGGGAATGGGTGTCACGGGTCCAAATGGACTGACAGGCCCGACCGGTGGCTCACCAGCAGGAATCGGCCCCACGGGACCGGTTGCTCAACTGGACGCTGCTAGGATCGTCTCCTCAACGACACAGAGCATCATCCTCAACACGCCAGCGCAGGTGGTCCTTGGAACAGTAGACTTCGATGCCAACAACAACCTGACCGGCACTACTAACCAACTGACGATTCAGACGAGCGGTTATTACAGCCTGATCGGTTCGGTGATGTTCGATTACAACCCGAACGGCACGCGCAGAGTCTATTTCATGATCAACGACGTGATGAAGGCCATTGTTTCTGAGCCTCCCACCAACGACGGTGGCAGTCTCTGCGGCATCCAGACCACGCATTTCACTTATCTGGCTGCTGGTACTGTTGTTGAGTTGTGGGCCGATCAGAATGGGACGGCCAGCCTCAACATCAGCTCGCTCAGCGGCACCTCCGGCTATGAAGCAGCCCTCTGCGTTTCGAGGATTCGCTAAGGTCAAATCTTCAATAGAGGGTTCAGAATGGCGAACGTCGTAGACCTGACAGCAACAATCACCAAGGCTCGTGAGCTAACAGCTTCCATTCCACGCTCCGTAACGCCCGTCTATGGTCCCACAGGTCCAACCGGCCCAGCCTCTACCCAAGTAGGACCCACCGGAGATATAGGACCGACAGGACCAACCGGCCCTGCTGGTGGCGGTCAGGGTGACGGCTCCACTGGTCCGACAGGCCCACAAGGCGATTTAGGTCCAACAGGCCCGCAAGGTGATTTCGGTCCGTGCGGTCCCTGCGGTCCAATCGGCGATACAGGTCCAACAGGCCCTCAAGGCCAGCCCGGTCCAACCGGCGATACAGGCCCAACAGGCCCGATGGGCGACACAGGCCCATCTGGAACATCTGGCCCAATCGGCGATACCGGCCCGACTGGCGCAACTGGCCCTGCTGGTGCTGGTAGTGCCTCTGTCATGGTTCCGGCAACAAACGGAGCCGATGGTATCGCTGGTCTGGTCACCACACCGGCCTGCTTCGAACCATATGGAAACATGAAATTCCTCGGTTCCGATGGCAACTGGGTCTTCTTCAAGTTCCCAGCGCCGTTTATGGGTTCAATGCCGCCATACGGGACACCAGCCGCTGGCCATTCCTATTTCGATCCGAGCAGTGGCAATCTCTACATCTTCGATGGCTCGAATTGGAAGACCTTCACACCAAGCGCATAAGGAGTGTAACATGGCTGACGTCACTATTCCTCAGGGCGATAATGTTGACTTTAACATCACCGTCACGGTTGGCGAATCCCTCTACGACCTAACCGACGTGCTGGGTATCGAGTTCAGTATCAAGAAAGCGCCTGGAGCGGATATTCTGATACATAAGACGCTTGGAGCTGGTGTTGAGGTTATTGCTCCAGGGACCAACGGTGTGTTCCAGGTCAAGTTATCATCTACCGATACCGGCTCCATGAACCCCGCGATTGAATACTTTTACGAGGCTCGCATCAAAGCATCAGATGGTGAGGTTCTCACCTGCTCTAATGGGACCATCTCCGCCACGCCGCAGTTAGTGGCTATGGAGTAGCGATGAACTGGTACGACCTTCTTAGCACACGATACAATCAAGAATGCTACATCTACGGCAAAGGACCGAGCCTAACCTATTGGCTAAAAGAGGGTGTCGGCCTCGACGGTGGGGAGACCGATTCTTACCGCATTTGTATAAATGAAGCAGCCAACCTTGTCCCAAAGCCAGACTACATCGTCAGCCTGAACGAGTGCACCTGGTCCAACGTCCAACGCCAACCAGGTCTTAAAGCCGTCGTACAGAAGGACCTCCTACAGACGGTTAAGAAGCTCGGTTGGAAGGATGATGAGCTGATCGTGTTTAGCAGGGAGGCGAGAGCCGAGTGGGTCTTGCGTTGGTCTCGTGAGGAGATCGCGCAGACGCAATACCTTTACGCCAGCATTGGGAGCCTCATCACTGCTGTTCATTTCGCCTGGTTCCTTGGGTCTCAGACGGTCAATTTTGTCGGTATCGGTGGTCATGGGTATGCAGCTCCGTTTGGTGCAGCGCCAGTTCCTGATAACGTCTATGAGAAGATCTGGGCCATTACCTTGCGTGTGTGCGATACACTCGGCGTGGAGCCTGTTCTCTGGGCCGACCCGACAGTAGACGGTCTTGGGCCGTATCAGCCAACAGAAGCTCAACGGGAAAACACGGAAGCGCAAGGAACTATATCTGGGACGATGGCCGCATCTTCTCCTATCACGATACAGTAGAAATATACTCCTAGTTCGATATTCCCCCAGGAATAGTATATGCAGGAAGGCGCTACTTCTTTATATAAAGACGCATGTTTCAATTGTCTTGAAACGACCGAAACGCCCAACAGCAAACTTTAACGTAGGATGAATAAACCAGCAGAAACGCATGCTCTTGAACGACAAGTGGCTCAGCTTCTGTTCGATGGAAAGACTATGCCACAAGTTCAAGCCGAGCTTGGAATATCACGCGCAACGCTCTGGCGATACAGACAGAGTAGAGAATTCAAGCAGCGCTGGGCCTGTTTACAGGCCATGCACTTAGGACAGCAGGCCCCACCGGAAAAGCAGGAAGTGCAAGCACCACCACCAGAGCTGTTAAAGCAGCTTGGTGAGATCTTGACGGCAGAGAACCCAACCAAGGCGGCTAGGAGCTTCGTCCGAAATCTGGCCTTGGTGCATGCTCTGCGGGTTTATTACGACTCGCTATTACCAGGTGCCAAGCCGAACAAGACCCAGGCCACATTGGCGCAGACTCTCCTTGACAAGTTGGCCTTGTTGGTGCCAGAGGAGGAGAAGGACCTGGAGAGCGCCGAGATTCAGTTCGGTATCCCTGTCAATGTCGAGGGTGAGGAGCTGGACCTGTCCGAATCCGACCACAATCGGCCTGATTTCCAGGTGCCAACGGAAGACAAGAGGACAGCTTGAGGATTCGACTTACACCGGAGCAGCAGGAGACCGTCAACGATCCCCACCGCATCTGTGTGTTGGTTGCGGGCAGAGGCTGGGGTAAGGGTACTACCGTTGAAGCTCTGGCTACCATCGTTAGCCAGAAGTATCCCGGCGCATATAGTGAGCTGATTAACCCAAAATACTCTCAATCAGTCCGGACGATGGACGAGATGCTTTCAGTTCCAGCCTTCCGGCAGTTGGTGCGGCGTGCTCCGTTGGGGTCTCCGCATCCCAGGATCATGTTCAAGAATGGCCACATTCTCGGCATTAGGTCTGCGGAGAAGCCCGAGTCCCTACGTGCTGGCCGTGACGTTTTAGCCATAGTGGATGAGGCCAGCAACATTCCCGAATGGGTTGTCCGTCGCGTTATTTGGCCCAAGCTGTCTGGTATTGGGGGCAAGCTTTTTGTTACCGGCACTTTAGCCGGTGAAAATGGCTGGCTCTGGAAGTGGTTTAGGAAAGGGCAGAAGGACAGTCCGATCTATAAGTCATGGCTCTATCCATCGAACACGAACAAGGTCAGGTATGGTGGGGCTGCTGGCCTTCAGAGGCTTATTGAGGATAGAGCAGGCGTCTCTGAGGACGATTGGCAGCAGGAGTACATGTGTATTCCGATTGCTGACAAGGCTGCAGTCTTCCGCTACGTGATGAAATGCTGTCTGAAGGACCCGGACAATGAACCGCTCCTTGACGAGCGGAAGAAGCTGCTACCTGTGCTTGGTCCTCGCAGGGGCTGCGCTTACATCATTTCCATCGATCTGGGCCGCTCGCGTGATTTGACGGCGATTGTGATTCTTGAGTTCGATCTGACCACGGAGCAGATTCGGGTGGTCTATACTCTCGGCTTCGAGAAGTTGACTGAGTACAACGTGATTGCCCAGCGTGCGCGCCAGCTTTGGAAAATCTGGGGCAATCCCACGGTGATCATCGACTATACCGGTGGGGCCACGGGTGGTAAGGACAAGGTCACTAACCGCTTCACCCAAGAGTTTGAGAAGGTGATTCCCGGCGTTCGGGCCTTCTATTGGACCTACCAGAACAAGAGGGACATAGTTGATTCAGCGGCTCTGCTGATGGAGCAGGGAAAGGTCGAGTTTTATAAGACGGATATTGATCTTCTAGACCAGTTGATGGCTTATCAGTGGATCAGCAAAGGCGATTTTCAGACAGCCGGTGCTCCAAAGGGTCAGCATGACGACTATGCAGCGGCGTTTTTGCAGGGGGTACATGCCTGTCAAGAGCGTTGGTTCACTGATGGCAGAGCGGGCGGCATCAACTTGACATTCTAAGTGGAGTCGTAGCCAAACTTACAGTTGGAGGTAATTCGATATGGCTGATGCTGTCGAGGCCCAAGAGGCGGCTACAGACGAGGCTACTGGTCTGCTCGTCAAGGAGTTATTGGTCGTACATCCAGAGTATCGCCGTGATCTGATTGAGAAACACACCGATTTTTACGAAGGTGGCGACAGGTTCGAGCGCAACAAGGACAAATACCTCCGCAAGCGCGAGATCGAGTATAGCTCTCTCCCAATCGGGAAGGTCATTCGTCGTACACGGTTGGAGACGGCCAGCTATACGCCGCACGTTGCCGGGATGATCGATTGGTTGGTCTCTGCCTGTATGCAGTCTGAGCCTGCTATTCTGGCTGATGTCGTTGATAAGGAGCACAAGACGCCGCAGCAGGAGAGCAAGATCGCCTTTTACCATTCGCTCAACGTTGATTGTGATGGCTGCGGTAATGACCTGGTTAGCGTCGTGCGCTCCAGGTTGCTTGAGGCGATGGTTCATCACCGCTCTTATTTCCTGATCAATTGGCCAGCATCTGACGGAATGGAGTACACGGACATTGGTGCCCAACGAGACGCAGGCCAGTTGGGTGCCTGTATCTGCAAGCTCAACGCCATAGACGTTGACGATTGGGATAAAGAAGGTGACGAATATACGATGATTCGCACCCACCACGTAGAGCTTGCTCGTGCCACAAGGTGGGGTCCGCGTAACATTGAGAGACACACCTGGACCTATTTCACTGAAGATGCCATTTACGAGTATCAGGCTGAGAAGCTGGCCGGGAAGGAGTGGGAGAAAGGCGCAGTCGCTAGGCTGATGCGGACCCAAGAGATTGCGGCGTTTCCAATCACGCGCATTTGCATTCCAAAGGGAATGTGGGTTATGAACCGGTTGTTCCCCACGGCGTACTCGTTGTTTAATCGAGAGTCAAGCTTGGACTATGCTTTGGACACAAGCGCATTCGCTCTACCGGTTGTCATGAGCAAGAAGTCCTTGGGTGGTGTTGTGGCTAATGAGCTGGCTATTTTGCAGCTTGATGTCGGCGATGACTACAAGTGGGCCACTCCTCCGAGCGGGCATTTTGAGGCTCTGGACAAAAGTTCTGATACGAAGAAGGATGATCTGGCCAGCGCGATTCAAGCTATCGCCCTTCAGTCTAAGGATGCGTCGGCTGGTCGTCAGTCTGGTGCTGCTAAGCGTTTCGATAACGGGATGATTTCCACACTCCTGTCTTCGTATGCTGGTGCGTTACGTGACGCGCTTGAGAGGACTCTTGCCAAGATTCAGACCGCGCGTGGCGATGATGACATCATTCTGACTATCACTGGTCTGGACAAGTTCGATGTACAGGCTCTTGAGCTGATGTTGAAGGAGTACCAGATTTTCTCGGGAGTGAAGGCATCGGAGACTGCCAAGCGGTACGCAGCTCAGAAGGTTGCTTTGGCTGTGTGCGCTGATGCTCCTGCTCCTACCAAGGAAGAGATTCGGGTGGAGTCGGACAAGTTGGAGTTTGATGAACCGAAGGCCACGCCGGAAGAGCCAGACGAGACCGATACACGACAGCCTGATACCGAGGAGGTTAAGGGCTTCTCGAACAGTACGGTGCTGGCGAATGGTAAGTAAGTGATCGGCAAGGAAAAAATAGGGTTATGAGTGATACTAACGCGGGCACCTCCGGAACCGCGCAAACAAACGGAGCGGGTAACACCAACTCTCAAGCAGCTACCGGAGCTGAAGGTGCTGCAAATCAGGCGTTGACTCCAGAAGTAGTACGCGGCTGGATTCAAGAGGCGCTCAACCCGTTTGCCGCTCAACTGCGTCGTGTGACTGAAGGCAAGGGCAACACCCAAACTCAGACGAGCACAACGAGCACCGATGGGAGTTCTGAGACCAAGACGCTTCGAGAGCGATTGACAGCTATTGAGGCCGAGAGGGAGCAGGACAGGGTTTACCTCGCGAATGCAGCGATTGGAGAAGCGGCACAGGAGCTTGGTGTGCCTGCTGGGAGGATTAAGGCGCTCACGTCACTCATCAGGGCCGAGCACGGCCAGAGTGTGAAGCTCAATCCAGACCGTTCGGTGGCGTTTCACGATACGGTTATGGACAGAGACATTCCGGTCAAGCAATTCCTTGGTGACTTCCTGAAGAAGAGTGATGGTGAGATGTTCCTACCACCGGTGAAGACTGCAAATGTTCGCACCGGTTCCGGCACTGCTCAATCTGGTCCGCGTCAATTCTTCCACGAGTTATCGCCAGAAGTCCGCGCCAAAATGACTCCCCGTGAGCAGAGCGCTTACGTTGCGGAGGACATGCGGCGTAGTAAAGGGTAACTCAAATGAGCAATCTAGTAATCACAGAGAGCACTCTGGGCGATGAAGGTCTCAAATCGCTCATGATCCTGCTCGCCGAAGGGTTCTTGGCCGCGAAGCGTGCTCGTGGCCATCCGATCAACTTCGTCAACAGCAACTCTCCCTCGCAGGCGATTGCTGAATTTGGCCAGACGGCTCGCGTTCTGCTCAGCCCGTCAGTGGCCAGCACCTTGGTCAGCCCTGGTGCTGATCTGGTGTACGATGATACCGTGGGCACTTCGGTTGACGTGACCCTGAACAAGTTCCGCCGCACGGCTTTTGGTTACAGCCAGGTCGCGGAAGCCTTGGACGGCGGGCACAGCGTTGCCTCGGTCACCGAAGGTCACATGTCTGGTTTGTTCAACGATATTGAGGCTGATGTCCTCTCTATCGCCACCAGCCTACACACCAACGTTGTCGGCACCTACGGTGCTGATGTCACGGATGAAGTAATCGCCGCTGCGTTTGGTAAGCTGGCTGATGCTTACGTTCCGGAAGGTGCGCCGCTTGTCGGCTACCTGCATCAGGGACCGAGCGCTTGGCAGGCGTTCACAGCGATTCCTTACGTTCGGCAGTATTACAACACCGGTGAGAAATCGCCTGACAAGATCGCGACCTACGGCAGCTCGCCAATCCTCCACAAGAGCATTGGCTGGATGCTTTCTCAGTCGGTGAAGCGGACGAGCGGCACGTTCACCTACGCGCACACCAACAATATCGCCTTCCATCGGGATGCAATCCTGATGGCGATGAAGCCCCTGCGCGTTCCGACTGTCAAGGGCGTTGAGGCCATGAACTTCCGGGATGCGGACTCTGGAATCGAGTTCCAGATTCTTAAACAGTGGGACCCGAAGCAGACTGCTGAAATTCTCGTGATCCAGGCGCTGTACGGTATCGCCCTGGGCCGTGAGGATTGGGCGGTTCTGATCAAGTCCGGTGAGTAAACAGCTCAATTTGACCCGGTGGGCGAATGACCCACCGGGTCATTGGGCAGGAGAAAGACAATGCCACAGTCTGGCCTGATGGTTTTCAATCCTGAGAGCACCGCGGTTGAGGTGCTCTCAACAGTCAGTAGCTACAAGGATTATGAGCAGCGGATTCGGGAGATGGGCCTGAAGCTCGTAGAGAAGCGCAAGGCCCTTGGCGCTGCGAAGCCTTATTTGATCCCGATTGTCAGTCGCCAGAACGCGAATGACTTCCGGTATCTTGATCTCTACAACATCGACAAGGACCGGAAACAGAAGAAGAACCCTGATACCCACCTGAACGATCTTGATGTTCTCGCCAGCAATTTCTGGCGGGTGCTGTCTGTCGAGGAAGAGAAGGTCGCTGCGGCTGCACAGGCCAGGGAGCGTCTTAACGCGATCGATAAGTCTGCTGAGAAGCAGATTCTCAAGGCTTCCGCTCAGATTTACGACACCCTGGTTGAGGGTGCGCAGCACCGGCAGAAAGTTCCCGTGCCGGAAGTGGCAGAAGACGATGTTCTGGCGGCTGGTGCGGCGGCTGGTGCCACTCCTGCAACCAGCAACACTCCGCCGAGCAACGTGGCCAAGAAAGTTAAAGGCTAACAATGGCTAGGCCAGTATTGACCACTTCTCACAGGATAACCTTATTCACCGTCCTCGAAGTGCCGTATGCGAGCACCTACAACATCGTTGACGCGATGGCTACTCTGGCTGCTGCGGTCGAAATGGGCCGAGCGGCCATGACCAGCGCCAAGGCGCAGATCGAGCAGTATGTTGACAACGATCTTGATGCCGGTGCTCTGGCTGAGCTGATCACTTTGCTTGATGATTGGAAAGCTGCGTCCACGAAGACCAGCGAGCTAGCACAGGGCGCTGTGGGTGATATTTCGGGTATTTCCTTCAATTGGGGCACCAAGCGGCAGACGATAGCAGACCGCATCAAGATAATCGTCCCGTTCTACAGATTACATGAGGTGCTTGCCAAACAAGCGGCCAGCGCTGGTGCTTCTTACATCCAAATGATTCGTTAGACGGTCCGTTAGATAGTCCGCTAGCAAACTTACGGTATGGACGATCTCCGCTCTGATATCCGCGATACCGCCGCAGCAGCAGCTCTTGAAATTGCCCAAGAATTCGGTGCTCTGGGTGAGTACAGCAACCGAGGCGGCGCTCCGGTCTCGATCTGGATGGTCCCAGAGAAAGTAATTCGGGTCCATACTGAGATTCTCAACAATCGCACACAGGTTGACACTGAATCTTTTTGTGTTCCGGAGCAGCCTGGTTTCCCTCCAGTCGCTGGCCCAGAGACAGAGGATGCGCTCACCTATAAGTCGGAGTCATGGGTTGTCCGTTCGGTCGAGATTGACTCGGTTGGTGCGCTTTACACCCTACGCTGCGAACGCCGGTGCGTCCGGGGAGTCAGATAATGGCTGCAAGCAGCAATATCGGCAAGACCTGTGAGCGGATTTTGGCGATTGTCCAATCTGCTGCACCTAGTGTGTTGAAGCCAGAGCGCGTCAAGCTTGGTGTGGTCAATACCACTGATTGTGACTGGTTGAACACCTTAGCAGTCGATGGCCCCTACGCAGTTATTCCCATCCCGAAGCAGACAGGCACTGAGAACCACCAAAAGACCAAGACCTTCGACATAGACCTTAGAATTTACTGGGGCTATTCAGCGAATGCTGATTTCGACTACATCGCGCTTGTTGATTTGTGTGAGGCGATTACTCCGGCATTGTTGACGTTCAGCAGCTATTTGGACAAAGAGAGTATCCCATACAACTCGATCACGTGGGAGAAGGTTGATGAACTGAATGACCAGGACCCACATGTGGTCGTGGTCGAGTTTCATCTGGAGTTTAGCGGCAACATCTGAGGCAAACATCTTAGTAGGACTTTTCTAAGGAGAACGTCATGGCTGCTGGGGACCTGGTAATAACCGCGTGCGGGTTTGGTGGTGCTCAGTTCGGTATCGCCCAAGACATCGAAATGAGACAGACCGTTGGCACTGCTCCCCTACAGAGTCAAGGTGCCATGGGCATCGGCACGCTCGGAACGATCATGAAGGGCGGAACGGCAACGGTTACTTGGGTTGCTGGTTCTGGTGCCTCGCTGATTGCTCCCATGACCAAGAATACTCTCTCCTTCACCTGCGCTAAGGCTTCGGGTGTTGGCAACGTTGCCGGTAACACGTACTCGATGAGCAACATGGTTGCCTTGGATGGTGCGATTATCCACAAGGACCGCACGTACTGCATCATGCAGCAGACCTTCATGAACGTCTCGGAAGATGGAGCGCCTTTCGGCTAATAGCTAAGTCAGCCAGGTCAGTACGCGGTGTTTGGGTCGATCCCCGGTTCGCGCGGGCCTTAGAAGAAAATCGGGGTGACCAACTGGAGACGGAACATGACGAATGGTAACTGGCAGAAGCACCTGAAAAATCTCGGCAAGTTCTGCTTTCTAAATGACAATGCGGCGGCGAGCGTAGCGACTCTGAATCAGTTGCGTGCTGCCACGTTGGACCAGCTATCTGATGACCTGATTACCTCGTTGCCGTTGGTCGATAGCTTCACGTCACAGCAAAACGCTGCTTTCGCTCAAGCGATTGATTCTGGCCCAACGGCTTTGCAGAACGTGGCCAAGAACTCTGCCATCAACTACCTGACGAACGCCGCTTTCATCGCGGACTTGACCAACAAGCCTGCAAACCCTGTGACTGCTGCCACGGCTATTGCCGCTCTGGTCGCGGAAATGACCGCTGATGTTGTGACCTTTACCACGAAGTCTGGCACCGGCATTTGCAACTTCCTGGACATGATCTCTGGGACGACAAACGCTTTCCCACAGGCAAGCCCAGGAACGTACCCTGATGCCACCTACGTTGTTCTGACCGTTTTGTAGAGGCTTAAATGGACATTACGCGCACAGGGCCAGATGGTCAGCAGGAGCAGATTGGTGCTCCTGCTATTGCATGTGGGAGCCTTGAGGCCGCTATTGCTGCTTTGCCGCTGTTGGAGCAAGGGAAGAAGCCGGAAGAGATCGTGAAGGAGCTACAGGGGAAGTTGACAGAGGAGCAGGTTAGTGCTCCGTCCTTCAAGGTCCAGCAGATTCCACCGCAGAGACCAAAGCAGGAAGAGGAAGCCGATCCGGCGCAGGAGCTTGACCAGGAAATTGAGGAGCAGCTCCGTGGTCGTTATCTGATGGCTAAGCTCCGTCTGATTACCGGCCAGATTTATGGCCTCTCAAATCCGGAAATGGACGACATTTCGTGCGTCTCTTTGGCTCAAGTTGCCAAATATGGGGAGTGGAAAGCTCGCAAAGGCTATTGAGGGTTACTCGATGGCCAGGAAAACTCCGAAGTTCATAATCGACCAAAGACCGCTTCAGCAGATGGAGCAATATCTGTCCGGTGTCGATGCGTTCCTCGCACAGAGAAACGAGATTTTCAGGCGAGTCTGCCAACGGCTGACACCATTCGCCCAAAAGATCATGCTGGACAGCCTGCACAAATCGGGCCTACACAACAGGTCCGGGAATCTGGAAAAGGCTGTCAGGAACACGATCTGCTTTCCAACAAGATCAGGCTTCCGGATTGGTATTGCGCGTGGTCTGTCGGCACATGAGTACGCGAAGGACGGCGCGTTGCAGTATGGCAGCGTTCATGGCGCTTCTGGTCTTAGCGCCAGGTCAAAGGCCAAGTTGAAATCTGCCCTGCTTGCATCTGGTGGTAGCGGTGGCGGTATGAAGGCCCACGCTCCGCATCCGTACTACACCTTGGACGCTGGGCAGCTCCAGCAGATCGAGGCCGAATTCAACCGGCTCCTCCAGGAGGAGTTGGATGCCTTCATGGCCAAATATGGTCAGGGAAGGAGCTAAAATGCCAGTCGGAATCACCATAAAAACAAACGTCTCTCCACTCACCAAGCTAACGAACGAGGTCAAGGCCGCTCGTAAGGAGGTCCGTGAGGCTCAGAAGGAGGTCGATAAGCTCAAGAAGGAAGGCAAGCAGGTCACCGATGATGTCGTTAAGCGGCTGAAGGATGCTGAATCGAGGAAGTTTAGCCTTGAGAAAAAGCTGAAAGAAGACGGCCTGCGTATGCGGGCAGAGGAACGCTTTGGTAAGCAGGCTGCTGATCATATCGACGCTCTCGCACGAGACCCATATAGCGTCAGCAGCTACATGAGCGTGATTAACGACAGGATTGAAGGCTCACTCAATAAAGTAGCCCAGAGTAAAGCAGTCCAGACCTTTCTTACCAACAACAGCGTCGTGCAGCTCGTTGGTGGAAAGGCTATGGCTTCTGCGGCTCAGAAGTATGGTTGGCGTGCTATGGGTGAGGCTGCGATGGCCTCCCCTGCTGGTGCTGTTGCCGGTGGTATCGCAATCACAGGCGGTTTGCCATTCGCGCTCTCCAAGATCGACTCGGCACTTGGTGGCCCAAAGTATTCAGATGCTCTACGGGAAATGCGGCTTGAGCAGTCCGTAAATGAGCGTACCAGCGGCAATCTAGAGCAGAAAGAGATTGACCGAGAGAAGCTTGGCTTAGCGGAGTACAACGCCAAAGGCACACTCGCGAAGAGCTGGTTTGGTCGCACGGACAGGGAGGCCAATATCGCATGGCTGGAGACAAAACAATCTGCCCGCGCTGCTGGTATGAGTGAGGCGGACGTATCATCAAACTCCAAATTCACCGAGTCTGTCCTTAATCGCTTCTATCTGGACAAGTACGGCTCAATGGGTCCGATTATTCGCCGTAATCTGGTCTCACAGGGGATGATCGCTCTCTCTGGTGGTGACCAGAAAGAAGTTGAGGAGATGAAGAAGAAGGCTATCGAGGCTGCGGTCAAGTTCCGTGATAAGGGCGATGCGCTGGTCTTAGCAGACGATGGGTTGAGTAATATTGGCGCTGCCAACGCTGCTTATGCGGCTGCTGGTCAGAGTATCAGCAGACCCTCGAATTGGCGTGATGCTATGGAGGTCTGGAGAGAGAACCAGGATGCCCTGAAGGGCGCTGCTAACTGGAGTATCCAGCAGTGCCAGCTTCCTGCTCTTAGAGAATGGGAATAACCCTATTCAAACTTACAACAGGAATGGGGAATAAACAATGCCCTACACGTTCAGTGCCAACGGAGTGACCTTTCAGCCGCTCACCAGCGGCATCAACACCGCTGCTATAACCCTGAACCCAGGAACCTACTACGACAATACAGGACTCTTTGGAATCATACCGATTGACGGCTCGCCACAGTTCGAAGATATGCCAGTTGTGTTCCCGGCAACAGGCGGTGTACGCACAGTCCGTATGGGTTTCCGTGGTAGGCCGGTCTACGCAACGCTGATCTTCGTTGGCGCTCCAGGTGTTGCTGAAGCATCTCTACACTCGGTATTGGCCACGCTCAAGGCCATGAACCGCTACACGGTCACCCTCCCTGGTGGAACCTCAATTCCGAACTGCAAACTGACGGGCGAGGGCCAGCCTCATTGGCAGAACTGTAACGGTGGTGGCTTCTGGATTCTCGCAGTTCAATTCACACAGCTCAACCAGCCTTAACCGGAGGCCGTAGTGAGTAGCATTCTCAGTATCAAGGCTTTTTCAATTGGTGGTGGCATCCAGTGTGACGTGACCATCAAGCCAGAATTTGTAGAACAATACTTCTGCGTCTTCGTCAACGGCATCTACATCAAGTACGTCTACGCCGACAAAGAGTCCTTCAGCTTCGTGATCGTTGGGCCACCGAACAACGCAACCAACACCATCTGGATTGAGGAAGCCGGGACGAGCGTGCCAGATGAGAGCACGATTGCCACGTTACAGGCCCATGCGGTCACCACGGACGCTGACACGGCTGATCATCTGAAGTTCCTGTGGACTGCTAATTTTACAGGGCCAGAGATTTGGGAGGGAGGAGCAACCCCTCAAATATCCAGTGTGGCCCTGACGGGTCTGTCGCGTGGTCTGAATTGCCAGGTGCAGAACCAGACGCCGCAGCGGGGAACGCTGTTCTACACGATTGAAAAGACGCTCCAATAAAGGGAAATCCGATGCCTGCCAAGTCAACCTACCTTTCCGACAAGATTCTGGACCACGTGCTCGGTGTGTCTGCCTTCAGCCCACCGGCCACTGTCTATATCGGCCTGTTCACCACCCTCCCTACTACCGGTGGGGTCGATGGTGTCGAGGTTGATGGTAGTGTGACCTCTGGCACGGACTACGCCAGAGTTGCCGTCACCAACGATGGCACGACCTGGGACACCGCATCGAGTGGCAGCACCAGGACCATCATTCCCGTGACTTTCCCGGTAGCGGGTGCCGATTGGGGCGAGGTCGTGGGCTTCGGCATCTTCGACGCTGCCACTTCCGGGAATCTGCTCTATTTCGGGACGCTGAATACAGCGCGTTTGATCCTTACCGGTGATGAGCCTGAGTTCTCTGCGTACTCTCTGGTGGTCAGTGAGGAATAAAAAGCGTGGCAACGGTCTACTTAGCAGGTAGAGCCAGCGGTTCAAGCACAGGGACAGCCTCCCTGAACGGCGTTGTGTCTCTTGGTGGTGTTGCTGCCGGTGGTTCCTCTGCTGTTGGCACGCTCAGCATACCCGCCTACGTGGTCCGTGCTTGGAATGGTGACAAGCTGGTCGCCGAGGGTTCACGGCGCACACCCTCTGGCCCTGTCACCATGAACGCCGTCAATGCCTCTGGGGCCAGTGGCACGCTTGAGCTGAATTACACAGGGGATGTTGCCCTTGGTGATGCTTGGTTGGTCTATCAGTGGCCAGCGAGCTACAAGATTTTCTATTCACAGCTCGCCATCGACTACAGCAGCCAGCCGCAAGCGACCATCACAGACAATGGCGGTAACGACTACCGGTACATCAGCCCTTCGTTGCCTTCTGGTGAATATCTTTACAACATAGTCCCGGTGGACGACGAAGGCGATCCGTTGAGCAGCCCTGTTGACCTTGGGCCGGTCTCTATCTCCGGCCCACCGGCAGCAGCCGTAATCACCAACGTCGCGCAGCCAGTAACAGGAGCACTAAGGCTCTACGCCTCAACTCCTGCTGGGACTAAGGCTCGTCTTTATATCAGCGGCATCAACGATGAGGTCGATTTCACCAGCCCGATAAGCGCAAGCAGTACCAATCCGCTCTATTTCAATTTCTTCTTACCAAGTGTCACGACTGAGGACAGGGAGCCTGCTTATAACTCGCTTGCCTCAACCTGGGACGCGGCGGTTGATATCGCTGTTCGCCAGTATCTGGCCTACAACGTGATCCCCTTCGTGCCATCCTTTGTTGATTTGACGAACGCGGTTGAGGGTGCGGTTGCTTCCTTCGCTTCCAGCACCGGCTATCCGCTGACCAGCCTGAGTGCTGAGTTGACCAGCCTGGGCGATGTCACTTTCGCTGATTTTGGGGCTATTGCCGGTCTCTCTGGTGACGCTTGGGCGCAAGCTGCCGCTCCTCTCTTCAACCGTTATTTGCAGACTCTGGGCCTAATGCTCTCTGGCGAGGCGCAGCGCTACAAGATGGTTGACGGTTCTGTGCAACAGCCTGGTTTCACTGGTAAATCCCTGCTCGATACGGTGACGCCGTTTAAGAAGCCGAACATCTTAAACGCAGTGGTCAGGTCGGCTTGGATGGTCGGAACGTTCACTATTCCCGACTACACGCTCATTTCCGGCATCACGGTCTCTCTGACGGCTGTCAATGGTGGCACAACCTTTGGCCCTTACACCTGGAAGGCTGGCACAGATTACACCATCGGCAGCAGTAATGACCAAGCGGCTACCAACTTGGCCTCTGCGATCAACGCCACTCTCTCTGGTCTCGGCACTGGTTGCGTGGCGGTCCCTGTTGGTAACGTGGTCCAGATTGTCCAACACGGTGTGACCATCACTCTGAATTCCGACAACACCGGCATCGTTCCTGGTGACATCCCCGGCCTTGAGGAGACGAACGATATCGCGTGGGAAGTTGAGCTTGCCGACGATCAGAGCGTCGTCTGGCCGAAGCCTTCTACGCCGATTCCAACGAGCGTATCTGCCACGCCGTTGGTCACACCGGCCAAGGCTTTCTTCCAGGTCCTTGACCATACCGCGCTCTATAGCGTCTCTATTGGCGTTGGTGTTGATGGCCACACACCAGACCAAGCTTACGGGGCGATCTATGGCATCGGCGGTAACAACGCCGCGTGCGCTGCCAACATCGCAAATTACTTCACCTCGCTTTACGCCGGGACTTACACTGGCCTCACTATCACTCATAGCGGTGATAAGGTCTACTTCTCGCCAGCGTCCAGATTCGCCCTTAACAACAATGGGCATGACTCCGCTGCCATAGTCGGCAGCGTCCCTGCCGTCACGACTCATGGACTTTCAATAAAGGCCACTTACTTCGTAGAGTCCTTCACCAACGATCTGGTCCCAACGGTCACCGTCGAGGCCGATATTGGCGCAACCACGGTCTCGGCTGCGATCTCTGATTCTCTGCATGGAGCTGCTGAAGTAACGCTTCCTGCGGTGCAACTCGCTGATGGTTGGTATGAGATCAAGCTGAGAACTCGGGCTACGTATGCTGGCGGCTCGTCTGTTAGCGATGACTTCGTTTTCTATCACCATATTGACAGCGCTGGGACTGCAGCTCCCACCATCACAGCTTCTGCGGCGAGGGGCCTCTAAATGGGTAACAGCGTAACCGTTGCTAATACCAACTCACCCTTTGACGGTCTGGGTCGTGCTCTCATCGCCAAGTTCCAATCAGCCAGCAGCGGTTATGGCCTTCCTGGTTACTACTGCTCGGCTGTTGTCCAATCAACAGGCACGAATCCCTCATACGCTCTGGTTGGCATTCCGATCAAGTCGGCGGCTTGGGACCAGGAGCCTGGTGTCGCTCTTTCCACCGCTGTTGCCGGGAACATCAAGCTTCTGGCCCGTGCTTCTGCCGGTTATTACGAGGGTGGAAGCTACGTCTGTCTGATGAACGGCTGGGTAATGAGCCACGGCCACAATCTCTATGAAGATTCGATTGTGACCTGCGTGATGGATGATCGGGCGATCTGGGCGCAATATTTCACGGTGATGGGCCGTCTGTCGTATAACGTCGAGAACGGCGTCGAATACTACAATAGCAATCCGAACGATCCGTTGGTCCTGAATGACTTTGGGCATGGCAACTGCATTTTGCACAATGGCAGGCCGCGTTTCGTGCTTGGTTACCGGTATGGCTCTGGCACTGGTGGTGGTGACAGCGATCCTGGGACAGATGAGGCTCCAACAGAGAGTTCTGCTGGTAAGTGGTCAGTGAAGTGGGCCTTAAAGCTCTTGCGGGACATGTTCTACAACACAGCGGCTCGGCCCTGGATCGATCCAAAGTTCGGGCTGCTGGACATTCCTAAGGCCGGTATCCTCTGGGATGACAACATTGGCGACGTGATCAAGGAAGACAGGACTTTCCACAGCTTCAGTCTTGAGGGAAAGAACCTGCTCCAGGCTCTACAGCAGGTGGTCCAATACGCTGGCCCTTATGAAGTGGTGCTAATGCCGATTGGTGAGTTCAGGAGCAAGCTGCTGATTGTTGACGTGAGCACCAGAGCCAACACTGGCACGAAGATTTACCATCCGAAGTATTTTGGTGGTCTGGCCGAGGTCGGCGACAGTCCGGTGGTCGCAGTTGACGCTCACATTAAGCAGAGCGTTCTGGGTTACGCTTACAACGCCGCTCTGACCGGTGATAGCCACTGCATCGAGTACACGGCGCAGACTTCTGGAGCGACGACCTACGCTCACAACCCCCATCTCAATGATGCTGAGGATTGTCTACCACAATCCTTATCATTTGGTTGGACTGCTGGAGAGCAGGCTAAATTTCTCGCGAGAGTCGCACAGGGTACTTCTCTTGGCGGCGGCGCTTTCCACGGTAATGCCGAGAGCTTCGATTTTGCCTGTCGGAAAGTACCAAATTGCTTTGCTTGGTATAAACTTAACAGCGCGACCAACCCTTTCACGAACTGCAAGTGGAGCGCGAAGCCTGAGGCTGCTGGTGCTTGGCGCATCAAGCCGCACCTGATTAGCTGCTATAACGATAATGTCCAGTCCCCTGCTGGTATCGTCCCACGTGAACACGTGATTGAGTATCGGTTGACTCAGTATGAGTGGGATAAGATTTGGACGGCGAAGACGGCTCAAGATATCAACGACGCATATTATGGCAACACCCCTACTCCCGGTTATGATACTGACTTCAATAAGGGCGAATGGCGACAGGCTAAGCGCTATTCCGGGCTGACTCTGACTCCAGATGGCCGCTACGTGAAGATTGAAGGTTCTCGCGATGGTCTCTCCCCGTATATGGAGGGTGCTGGCGCTGCGGCAGGTTCAGGTGGTTATACTTGGGGAAGCAACCCACCGCATAAGATCAGTTGGAGCAATAGCACTCCTTCTATACCGTACGTCGAAATCACCAGAAAATACAACGGCTACGATGATTATTACCCACCGTATGACTCCCGCGATATAGTGCCACGCGATCTGCGGATTACGTTGGTGGCTGAGTCGAACAACTGCTTGGTTCAGCTTGAAGAAGGCGATCCGAACAACGCGATGCAGCATATCGACGCTGCTGCTCCTCACTTCACTTTCCTTCAGCGTTCAAGGCCGATGCAGTACGTGGATTGGTTGAGACGTAATCAGGATTATCCGCAAGGGATTGGCGGCTACGAGCGTAGAGAACAGGATTCGTTGCGATTACAGTTCCAGCCGAAACAGTCTGCGAACAACGAGCTTTACACGAACGTTGCCGATGGCAACATCGCCAATCCGAAGAATGTGCTGGGTCGAAGTGCTAAGCGTTACCTGGACAACCACAAGCGCATCCAGTGGGAAGGCCACTTTGTGATTGGCCGTCTGACTCCGTGTTACGTTCCTGGTCAGTACGTTGAGTATGAGGGGCCAGATCGCTTAGCGGGGGCTGGTGGCATCATCAAGTGTCTGGTGTGGAGCGCCAGCAAGCAGACCACGAGCATTGAGATTGGCCCACCGGCCTTCAGTTCGCTGTGGGATGGTCCGCTAGCTGTGCAGTCTAGCAGCAACTCTGGTAGTGTTCCTGACTCTCCAGCTTCTGCGACGACCGGCAGCGGTAGTGGGAAAGGTGGTGGTCCAAATTCCCCACAATCAGGCCAGCAGCAGCCAACCACCGGTTACCAGCAGCCAAACACAGGAAGTCCGGGCAGTTCTGGAAACAGCGGTCAAACTGGTGGTGTTGGGGATATGGTTCCTCCGCCAGTTAGTGGCGACGAAACAACTAACCGCGAACATGCGGAATGGTTGCGCAAGCAGCAAACCGGTGGTGGGCAATCTGAACAACCTAAACAAGCCGAGCAAGCCGCAAAGGGCCAGGAGAAACGTCCTCTTACGGCGAAGGAGGAGCACCGCTTACAGAAAGCCCAGGATGCAGCAGCTAAGGCCCAGGCGAAGAATACCCAGCTTAATGAAAATCATGGTGGGATGACCTCGTCAACTGGTCAAAAGATTAAGGCTGGTGAGCTTGGTAGCCTAACTAGCGGTTGGAAGGATTTGATGGACCACGAACAGAAGAAGATGGGCGGCGCAGTCGCTGGCTACCAGAAGATGTTCGATAGTGCCATCAAGGATAATGCCGTCAGCCGTGCTTGGAAGGCGCGTACTGGTGGCGGTGATCCACGTGGTGGTACAGGGATGTTCGATACCAAAGCTGCCGATAAATGGGCTAATGAAAATGAACGCAAATTGACTGAGGAGGCGAATAGGCCGAAATTAGACCCCACGAAGGATATGTGGACGAGGGACGCATCCGGTAACGTCATTAGGAACCCAGGATATAAGGGTACTACGCCAATGGCTGCTAAAGCTTGGAACGATAAGCAAGCAGCGTATCAAGAATCTAGACGGAAACTAGATGACAGCCGTAACATGTGGACGAGGGACGCATCTGGAAAAGTCATGCGCAACCCGAACTACGCTGGAATGTCCCTGTATCCCGGACAAGCACAAGCCGGAGCGAATGAGCCAATGGGGAAAGACCCAACGCGCTTTGCTAGAGACAACTCCGCATCCGCAGCGAAAAAGAGTGTTAAACCTCCCGAGCCGCAGGAGGAATAATGAGAGAAAACGAGGCCGTAAGGTCACAGACGCTGCGCCAGTTCCTCCCTGCTGATACGTCGTGGATGCACGATGAGATCAACCGTAGCGATCTAAACCCGAAGTACACGACCAGCGCTGGTCCTGGTCCACGGCCAGAACCAGGGTCTCTGTGGGGAAATGTCATTCAGCAGTGCGCTGCTCCAAGGCGATATTTCTATTGCCCCCAGACTTGGGGCCTCTAATTTCGGTTCATTGGTCTTGGGGCCATGCGTTGAAATGCGGGCTTTGCCATTTACAGCCAAGGCAAGGCAGGTATGGCTCGAATGTGCGGAGCGCTGGACCTTCTCGCTTATCGCTCATAGGGGCCTCTCGTCCCTGGCCTCGATCACGTAACAGCAGCGCTGGGTGTCGTAATGAGCTGCAGTGACTTTGCCGGTGAAGACGACTCCAAGGTAGTTTGTGATGGAGATCGGAGAGTCGATTGCTGGGAGCTGGGTAAGAGCCTTGGTCTTGACTCTGGCCTCAACTCGGGCCTTAGCTTTCTCGTACACCAAGTTCCTTGGTGGGAACTGTAGCTCGTCGTTCATCGTCTCCTCCTCTTGTAAAATACCGCGTGCAGCTTCTCAACCGTCGCCATCAGCGTTAAGATCGTCGGGTGACTCGGTTCTCGTCGTGCTATGCTGGCCAAGCAACTAACGCAGACTCCTCTAAAAAGCGTCTTGTTTGCTGGGCTGCGCCGACAGTGTTGACACTGGATCATGGCACACCTCTAGTGCTTCAGAACACGGCTAACAGTTGGGCTGGACATTCCAACGATCTCAGCAATCTCTTTCCTCGACAGTCCCTGTGAGAACAAGCGATGGACTCGGCGATAAAACTGCTTATCCCATTTCCAGCGCTCGCTCGTTTTGCCGTTATTTGTGAGCGGCCCACCAATCTGCTTCCATGCACGGCCTGTGGCGATCCTAGTCACAGTATCAAGACCAACGTCGTATTTCTTCGCAAGGAAGACCGCAGGGTAACCCTTGGCGCGTAGCTGTCGCAGCCTGATGATCTGTCGCGGAGTCAGGATTCGGCCAGTGGTCTTGCCACTCTCTTCCTCGTGTCTGAGCTGTCCACGTGGTGTTACGAATTCCAGGTTACTGAGCCGATTTCCCCACGGCGCTAACGGCTCACAGTCTTTGTGGTTGACTTGGGTCTTGATCCCTTTCGGCTCACCGAGGAATGCGCGTGCTACCAGTCGGTGAATCAAGACCGTTGTCACTTCACAATGGTGGCTCAAGTGCGTTATGAAGTACATCTTATGTCGCCGATTACCGGCACTTCCACCCGTGAAGCCGTGCGGGTTGGGTAGTATTCTTGGTGTTTTGAGTGGTCGGTCATAGTTGTCAGTCATTCGGCGGACTCGGCCCCAATTCGAGACCTGGTAATGTTCCCAATCTGGAATCGGCTTCCAGATTTCAGGATAGTTCGGGCGGTTGGGTGACTTCATGTCGTAGGCTGCTTCAATCAAGGCTCGCTTGAGCTTCTTGTTTTCTTCCGGGCTGATCTTCGGGCTGAGTTTTGGATTCATGCTATGTTCCCCTCTTTACTCTAATATTTGACTGACCCCTTTCTGCTTTCAAACATACGTAAAAGGAGGATTTATGAGGAGTCCATCAAAGAATCGGTACAGAGCCAGACGCCGGAAGACTGAGAAGTACAAGGTCTACATGCGGGCCTACTTGAAGAACTACAGAGCCAAACAGAAGAAATTGAAGAGGAAGAAATGAAGATCGAGGTGTGGCGCTCTCTTCCTCGCCTTCCCGGTGAGCCGAATTCGCCTCGCTCTTGGGAGTGCCACATCTACACTATTCGAGACGAGCAGCGGGCAGAGTTCTATCAAACCATCAACGAGATCAACGCTCTTGGTCTTGACGCCGAGAAGGGATTCGAGCTACTACGCCGATATTACCCAGACTGACTTAATCAGCGATTCGTGGCGACTGGTTCGGTCTACTGAACGCTCGCCGATAAACCAATCCTAAGTGACTGTGGCTGCACTCCAAGTACGTGGCGTTGCCTTTTAGTTCTACGCAGCGTTTGCGGAATGCTGCTGCGCTGGCTGCTAGGGAGTAGAGGTCTTTGACACAACGGCCCATGGCTTCGATTGGGTCTGCTCCTGGGACGATGTAGGCCGCTGGGTTGACCATCGTGAGGTTGCTGATGTCGAGTGGGTGGAGGAGGTCTCTGGGTAGCTGGGATTTGTAGGTCTTGTGGCCTGTTCGTCTTGTTTGGTACGCTCCTCTCCAACAGGCTCTGCTACAGTAGCGGGTGTGACTCCATTTGGCTCTCTCGGGTGGTAGGAGAAGTCCGCAGTGTTGGCAAGTGGCTGGGCCGGTGGTGGGGTTGATAGACGGGTTGGTGATGCGGCCTATTTTGCGGCCTCGGTAGGCTGCTTTTCCGCACTTTCTGGAGCAGTAGCGGACGGTCTCGCGTTTGGCTCTTCTTGCCGGGATGGGTAGGCCGCAGTGTTGGCAGGTCTGCTCGGTCGGCTCGTTCGGCTGGTCGGTGGTGGGGCCGGTGTCATCCATGACCTTATCTAGCGCTGTCGGCTGGCGGTCGGCGGGCCTTCTCCGTGGCCCGTCGTGGGCCTTCGTTCTTTTCCCGTGAGGCTCTGGGGCCTCGGTGGCTGTTCTGGCAGGGTCCGGACATGAAAAAGGCCGGTCGCTTGACCGGCCTTCATCCTTAAAGCCAACTAACGGCTACCAGGTGAACTGCGCCAGCTTGCCCTTGGCCTCTCCCAAAATCTTGTGATCGCCAGAGCCTTTGACGATCCAGGAGTGCACGAGGACCGAGCCGGATTTGAGGAGGTCGATGTGGCTGACGATCAGAACCACTTCGTGGTTGCCGATCTTGGCCAGCACCGTGTCACCAGGCTGCGGAGCGCCTTTGGCCTCTGCGCGGAACATCGTGCCGACCGCTTCTGTAATTGGGGCCAAGCCACCGCTGCAAATCGGGTGGATTTCCGGCTTGCTTTCCTTCTTGGGCTGCTTGGCCGGTCCTTTGGCTTCGAGCATCGGCTTGCTGGCCTTGGCGCTCTTGGTGGACTTCGTGGTGTTGTTCTGGCGGCTGTTGCGGATCATCTTTCCCTCTCCTGGGCCTCTGGCCCCTTGAGCCAACCGGATTGGTCGGCGACGGAGAATTTTTTAACAACCGACGTGCCACGAAGTCTGCTGTGAAGGCATACGACGACTAGGATTCCTCGACCGGAGGAATACAAGCGCTTGGGATAATTCGTCTTTAGGTGGAGAAGCTGGTAACGTTGACCGTTCTCCCTGGTAACAATCGCGTTACCGAGAGAACCACTTATTGCGATACTAACGGGAAGTTCAGGATCGCGAAGCTGCCGTAGCGCTCCTGTGCAGCACGGTCATACGCTCGGGCCGCTTCCTCTTCTGTTGCGAACCGGCCAATAAAGGAATGAGTGTGGTCTCCAAGGCTGGCCTGCCAGGGCTTCGACTTCCGGCCTTTACAGAGAGCCACACCCTTGAATCGAGACCTGCAACCAGGACGTTTAGTTGTGTTCATCAGATTCTGCGCATTGGTCGCCATTCGCAGGTTGCACTTACGGTTATCGAGTGGATTGCCGTTGATATGGTCAACATGGATATGGCTTGGCGCGTAAGCCAGACCCAAGAGGAAGCGATGGAGGAGCAGCGTATGTGTTGGCTTGTCTTTCGGTCCGTCGTTCAGGAAACGAATTACCCGCAGCTTTGATTTACCAGATGGCATGATTCGCCATTTTTGCCAACCCGTGGTGTGTTCCTGAAGGATTGGTAAGTCTTCGTCGTCAACGAGGACGGTCTGCTCTGAACCTTTGTATCGAATCGTGAATTCAGCCATTTGGCACGCTCCTTTGTTCTTATGTTTTACTTTGAGAGCGTGCCACGAGGAGTCTCCCCTACAGAACTGCTCAAGGCGGACCGGCCCAACGACGACACAAGGAACATGGCTGCGTTCAAGAACCGGAAGGCCGTTAAGAGGATTGCGGAGAGGCACTGCGAGTGGTGTGGGTGGTCCTCTGGTCGAAGGCACTGCTGTCATATCGTCGATGAAGTCAAGGGCCACCCAGAGTGGAACGCCATTTCCCTCTGTCCGAACTGCCACTATGTTTTCGAGGAGAAGGTCAGGCCGCTGCTTTATCGAGCGCTCCTGGAGTACGGCGCAACGGGCCTTCCGCACTCCTGGAGCAAGGACAACAAACTCTCAGTGATTAGTGTTCCTCGGGCCTGAGAATTACCCAGCACGGCTTGCCTTCCTCAACTTCTCCGTATTCGACCCAGAGCGTACCTTCTGCATCTGGAAAGTCGGTGAAGGGTATTTCCTGTGAGAAGGCTGTGTTGCCTTTGTCGCGGTCGCACCTGACCGTGGCTGTCCTGTCGGGCCTGACTGTCAGGTGCCAGAATTGGCAGTCGTGGAGCATCGGGTCTTTGCGGGCTTCGGCTTGGTACGAGAAGATCACGTCGAGGAACCACCAGCACTTCTTCTGGTCGCAGAATTCGCGGACGCCGCAGGTTAGGAATAGGCTGTTGTTGTATTTCTGCATTCCCTGTCTCCTTCCATGAAAAAGGGAGGCGATTGCCTCCCTGAGATTTGTCTCCTTTCTTTGGTTTACTTGCTCTTGGCTGGCTCTTTGGGCTGCTCGCCTTGGTGCTTGGCGCGGTATTCGGCCATGGCCTGCTTGATGAGTGCTCCGCCGCGTTTGCCGTTGTGGCTGAGCCACTCGCGGACGGCTGGTGGGACTTCTTGGGTTGCTTGCTTTGCCATTTCTCGGTCTCCGTCTCCAGGGGCCTGCCGTCGTGGCTGGCCCGACAGGACCGATTGGACCAGACGGAGCGCAGGCGAACAATCTGTCGCGTGGCGAGGGACTTCGGTTTATGCTGTGCGCTTCGGGGGCAGCACGTAGCGGATCGCGGTTGTGCCCGGCGTTCGAACGCCCCAGGGCGTACCAACGGAAGACACAACCGGCACCTTCGCCGTAAGGACCACCTCCCGCTTCGGGCTGATCTCCACCCGCTCAATCACGTCCAACAACACCGAACGCAACGACTCCGCGTCCTTCTCCCGCAGCACGCTCGTAATCTGCTGCACACGCTGGCGCAACCGCTTCTCCACATCAACAAGCGTCTCCTGCTCACCAGCACTGGAGACCGCCACCAGCAACTCGGCACGCTCCCGCTTCATCTCGTCCAGCTCGGCCAGATAGTTCTCCAAAGCTGATTCGGGAATCCGAGCCAGACGGCGCTCTGCAGAGGCAATGTCGGTCTCCAGCTTGGCGAGTCTCTTCCTGTCGTTGGGCAAGCGCTTGTCCTGGGTTGAACGCTGGCGCTTGAACTCCTCGCGTGTCTCGGCCATCACTGTATCGACCCAGCCGTCATTGAGCACCCGCTGGAAAAGGTGGTCGAGCATCGTGTCGAGGAGGATGTCCAGCTTCACGAGGTTTTTGCAGTAGCAGGGCTTGGGATTGCCAGAATCTCGACCACCTTGACAGCCGTAGTAGATGTAGCGGATCGAGTGGTTGCGGTGATGGACGACCACGCTAATGGTGAGCGGCCCACCGCACTCTGAACAGAAGAGAAGGCCGGTCAGCGGATATTTCTGCCGGAAAACTGGACTGGTCCTTGGGGGCACCGTCCAACTTACGGACTCGCTGCCACAGGCGGCTGTCGATAAGTGCGGGGTGTGCGTCAT